GACATTTGACCACTATTTATTTTTTTAACGTATTTTGTTCTCCAAAGAGAGTCGTTGCAAAGTAGGTCATTAATTAGAAGGTACATGCATTGTTTAATTTCTACTGGAACATAGTTCCATCCGAATGTTCCAGTTATTTCATACCTATACCCATCTCTAAACCTACCCTTATTCAATCCTATGTAATCAAATTCTTCTTCTTCATCTATGTCATCGCCAGGGTTTGTAGGAATTATTCTAATACCGTATCCAGTTTCAGTAACTTCTACCTCGTATCCAAAAACATTGTAGTTATTTGAGTTATTTATAACCAACTCATCATTTTCATATATTGATGAGATACTTATTATTTTTTCTGGTAGAAGAAGAACGTCTGCTCCATCGCCATAAGCAACTACTGTTTTCTCATATTTACCAATAGAAAATCCAAGTTCGGTGTTTATCATCATTCTTGCGACACGGGCCGCGCTGCGTATTTTCTCATAAGAGTAATAGTTAGAGTCTTCTGGCCTCATAGAGAATCCAAGTTCCGATACTACTTCATCTACAGTTGAATATGGAGTAATTACATAAACAAAGTCGGTCTCCTTAATTTGAGAGCCATCTATAGTATATGACCATTCAATTTTTAGTACTCTATCATATTGAACATACTGTGAAGGTATAACAAACTGGTAGTCTCCTGGATAGTCCGTATCCAGGAGACTTGCGACAGACTGAAGTAAAATCTGATTCGTTTCTGGATCTCTTACTACTACGGCTGGATTTAAATTATTATCTGGTTGCGTTGGCAATCCATAGATATCATGAGTGGTTATATTTATTAATCCTCTAGTACCAGTATATGTTTCTATCAATTGCCATCACTCCTATTAATTATAGTATTCTTGAACCTCGCGTGGGGTAGCCATTCTAAATCCTTCTTGAGTTTCAAATATAAACTCCGCATCATCTGGATGCATTACTGCGAATGGATGCTCTCTAGTAAATGTATATCCATTTACTTCATAGTGTGCATTCTCTCTATCCATTCTTACTAGCACATCATTTGGACTGGACTCACGCTTTTTAGGCTTATCTAAAATATCTGGCTTTACTGTTTCCGCATTAAGAAATTTATCGTACATTTCGTATGTGATTCCTTCTTCTTCTAATGCTGAAAGTATTGCACCCTTTGTCTTTGCATCTTCTAAATCAACAGCGAAATGTTCCGCTACCTTTTTTAAATCAGCCGTTTTCATTGTATTAAAAGACATTAAAACTCCTTTTCCTCAACATTAATTATATCAGAAAAGGCGAAAGGGAGGGATTTTAATCCCTCCCTGACGCACTAGATAACTAATTTCAGGATGCGATCTTGACGTTCTTTACAACTACGAAAGAATCAAGATTCTCGATTGCCACACCAACACGGATGAAGAGTGTGTATTCGATTGTATCCTTCTTTGGCTTGAATTCACGGTAAACAGTAACATCACGCTTGATGCCGATAATGAAATTCTGTGGGAATGTCAAGTGGACTTCACCATGATTTCCTGTTGCACCTGAGTAATCGCCAGAACGTGTCTCGTTGATTAACGGAACCTCAACTACTGGAATGCCGAATGCAAATGGAATAACTCCACCTGGGGCACCCTCAGGGGCTGCTGGATTTCCACGAAGAATGCTTGAAGCGATATCTTCTGGTGTTGATCCAACTGTTGTGAGGTTGTACAAGTAGTCCTGAACCAAGTTGCTTCCGGTGAAGAAGCGCAACTGGTTACGACGTTGCTTGTATTTACGAGGCATTTTCTTAAGTGCGCTATTGAAGACTGCCTTAGTGATTGTAGCACCACCAGCATCAACAACCTGTCCACCATTAAGGGCTAACTTGCGGAAGCCATTGAATGCTTTGTAAAGGTTGTCAGATGATAATGCTGTGTCACCATTGATTGCCAAATCTTCAACATCGTTGCCAGCCTGTGTTGCCATAAGGCGTGCGATATGATCTTCAAGGTCTGCTCCCTCAATGTTGTCCTCAAGGGATTCGCTTGAAAGTTCCCAGTCAAGACGGAGTTTCTTTGTTGTAAGAGAAACCTTGGTGAATGTTGCGCCACGGTCTGTTTGACCAGTAGCGGCTCCCTCTGTTGCGAGAACCATCAACTTCTCACCAACACCGACCTTATCGATCTCTGTTGTATCTGCACGCATACGGATTGTACGGGCTGCGCGAGTTAAAATTGTTGCATCGAACATGTAGTCAATGAAGCGATTTGATTGCTCTGGCTTTAAAAGGCCACCACCGCCTGCACCAACTTCAGTTGTGTCGATTACTTTTTGTAAAAGTTCATTGCTCATTTTGCTTTTCACCTACCTTTCAGTTTATGTATCATAGATCACGGGCTGCGAGGAATGATCCGCTCCAGATACTCTTTCTTATTGTTGTTTCTTCCTTTGATCCATCAAGATCGCCGGACTTTTTAACAGCAGTCTCACTTTCGACCAAATCGACTCTTTTTTCGATTGTATCGATTGCGCTTTTTATATTTTCAACTGCTTTGCTGAGATTTTCATGTTTCTCAGCCAGGTCTGTAATTTGTGCATCGATGCTCTTGCTAAGTTCTTCAACTGTTAACTTAGTTTCTTCTGCACTCTTATTAATATTTTCTCCGAAGAAATTCTTGAGGTCTTCCAACATTTTAACAAAGTCGGGTTCTTCAACCTCAACATCGGAGACAGCAGTCTTTTCTAAGTCTTCTTCTACCTCTTCAGAGGCTTCTTCTAACACAGATTCTGTGGCCTCTGTTGCTTCCTCTGCAACTACGGCTCCCTTTTCTACAACTTCTTCAGTTGTTTCTTCAACATCTGTGACTTCTTCACTTTTTTCAATTTCCATATTTTCTACTGCACCTCCTTCAATATTGGTTTCGTTATTTGCCTGCTTTGTTACCGTTGGTTCAGGCAAGTCTTCAATTTTTCTTAGGGTACTCATCTTATGCCCTACGCGAGTATCGCTAGGCTCCCAGCCATCAGATGACTTTCTATAAACTCTAATAAGTACTGCAGGATCGCCATCTTCTGCATTAATAGTAAAATCTGAGTCTGGTACATTTATAGAGCCAGAAGTGGCGATTCTTTCAATTTTTCCCCTTGCTGTTCCACCACTTGAATTCCAAGAAACAAAGTCTCCGACCTTTACAGATCCAGGAGATGCTTTGGTAACATGTCGATCAATTGCCTTGCCAATTTCCTGATTCTTAGCAACGTCATTTGACTCTACCCAACCAATATTAGTCATTTCTGAATCACAGACTAAACATGTTGAGGAATCGTGATCTTTTGCTACCGCAATCTGATCTGTATCGCACCAGAAAATATTATCCATTTTAATTTCTGTAGCAATGCCTGTTGCTACAACGCGATCATCTACTTTTTGTATGGAAAATACATTTGCAAGTTGATTTGCTGGGCTATCTACTAATGAAAGTTCAACAAGTTCATACTCTTTAATGACACGAACCATGTCATCACCCTTTTGAACTTGATCTACTTTTGTGATATTGCCACCAATAGAAAATCCAGAGAGGGTGCCATCAAGCACCTTCTCCCAGGTATCTTGGGCACCCTTAGAAACATATGTATCTACAAAAACTCCACGATATGACTGTCCAGTTGACTTATCATAAAATTGTTCTTCTCTAAAGTTTGTGACCTTGCCGACAGCAATTGGCTGATGCATTTCGCGGAGGTTGCCCCTGAATGTATCAAATGCCTTGATAGAGGCGTCTGCATCAACAATATCGTTATGTCGATCTACATTGTCTAATGTGGCAAATCCAGAAACTATTCTGCGCTCTTCATCGACTTTGAAGAACGGTACGGACAGACTTATACGGTCGCCGTCACTATGCCAATAAGATTTAGTTATTTCCATCTCAAATAAATTCTATCAAGGTAATCAATTAATACAAAATTTTATACACAACTATTGCACAGACCTTCCATCGCCTTGTGGATTTCTAGCCTCTCCGTCAATGTCTGGTTGGGTTGCTTGACGCGCTTGATCCCTTCTTCTGTTTCCTGTGGCTTGAGCAGTCTGTTCTGCCGCTGCACGGGCATTAAGAACTACTGGGGTATCGCCTCCATCTAGTGCTGGCAATCCCTTCTTAGCCCTAATTTCGTTAGGAACAATAACTTGCATTCTAAGATATCTTTCGTCAATCTTAGACTGCGTATCCTCATCAGTAAGACTAAGTTCATTAAACTTAAGAGAAAACATATCTGTAAATTCACGAATAATCTTATTTATTTTTTTCTCAAAGTAGTCCTGGGTTGGCTTAGTTACCTGTTCGCGGAAGTTCTTGTCTGCGTCCCTTGCCGCTGCCAAAGACACTCCAGAGCCCATACTTACTTTAGTTACTGGAACTCTATGAGCCATGAGTATTTCATCTCGGTTTTCAAGTCGGTAGTTTCTAAAAGAGGAGTCCTGAACTCCAGCCTCAACTGGCTCCATCTTAAATTCCACCTTTGTATTTCCATCATCTGCTGGAAGTGGAATATATAAAGATCTGTGATTCTTTCCTTTTAATCCTGTCTGGAAAAATTCAAGAAGTTTTCTTTGAGAATCATTAGAAAGTTTAGCACCCTTTACTACAATAATGTACCTAGGAACAGCCTTATTCTCAAAGTAGTCCAGGTTAAACTTGGACGCAAACTCGTCCCCTGCCAGAGCGGGTAATGCTGGGATGATATCTGGCACTCCATAATAATTATTTGTAGGAGTATACTTTTTAAAGTGGACTACTTCGTTTGGACGAGGATCGCTTCCTAGTGGATCTGAAGTAGATGTATCTCCATAATTTCTAAAGAAAACAATTTTATTGTTTACTATTTGAATAAATCCATCTCTATTTCTTCTTACTCTCATGTTAGAAGATGGAATATGACCAATATAACCAATAGTTCCATCGATCTTTCGACCAATTTCCATATATCCGTTACCAGTTGCATCATAATCAGTAAGAATTTTTTTCATGGTTTCTGTAAAAGATTCATCTTCGTTTAAATTATCAATATCTTTCTTCAAACGAGTTTTTGAACGAGAAATCTTTCTTCTTAGAAAATTAAGTCTTTCTGAATCATTGTCATCTATTTCTTCTATTTTATCTTTAGTTTCATCTGTTTCAATAAGATCGTATCCTAATCCAACAATGTTAGATACTTTAGCATCTACTGCGGCATGGTGAGGGGATGAAACTTCATAGACTCTTGCTAAATAATCCATGTTATATGGAGGCTCAACTGCCTCAAACATGACGTACCCAGTTACATCTGGATCTTCTATTTTCTTAGATTTTACACCAGATACTCCTTGATGAAACTTTTGTAGGCTTCTAGATGTTTTTCTTTTAAAGTTTGATGATAGGCCAGAATATTTTTTTAATTCTTCTGCTGGCATAAGAAATGGATCTGTATGCTCATCCTGTGATGAATAAAACCTAAAAATATCACCAGAAGAAGTTATTTGAATTTCTTGTGACTCTTCATCTTCTACATATTCAAATGACATTACTTAATAAGTCCTTTTTGGTGATTCATTAATTCATCTCTAGCAGCACCATAATCTAATTCATCGGGTATAAGACCCCACTCAAGTCTCTGCTTTTGATATTCATATTCTTCGTCTGTTACTCTACGGTGTCCTGATAAAAATACTGGCTTGCCTTCTTCTATTCCATATGATTTAGCAGCATCAGTTAACATTTTTATTTTGGCGCGGTCCCCGCGCTTTGCTGGTATATTAAGGAAGTTTTTGTCATCATCTGCGACAATACTGCCGTCTGGCATCTCCCATAGGTACATTCCGTAGTCAGTTTCTTCTATTATTCTTACTTTTGGCATACTAAAATTGTACCATTTATTAAATAAAAGTGTGAAATATTTACAGTTTTACTCAGGAACAGATATGTTTTGCCATCTATTTTCTATTGCTTTAATCTTTGGAAGAGTGGTCATTTCAAAGTACTTTCCTCCATCAATAGATACTGATTGAACTGGTGATTGATTGTCTAATAATGAAATTTCATCATCCTCTTCACATACAATTTTTACTCGTCCTATAAGTGCTTGATTTTTTAAATCTAGATAAATAGGAACAGAAGATGGCAGATTTTCATTTATTGTTAATTCCCCTATAGACCCAGACATTCCATTTAATCCCGACCTATCAGATCCTATAAATATGGTATCTGGTTCTGTTGTTCCAAAGTCCACCGCTATGTGGTAGAAGTCTTTATCCTTTAATTGTGTATTAGAGTTTGCCACTACTCCATCTACATATAAAGTAAATGTTCCAGTTTTCTGCAGCCCTCCCGATGTGTATGTTAATTTTTTATTTATAGATGATGGAGTATCTATTATTGTAAATGTTTCTGTTGTAGGAATAGAATCTAATTTAATTATAAAATCTACAAACCTTATAGTTATTAGTCCAGAATCATCATATGGATAGGTTACTCCTCCACTAGTTTTTTGATTAATAAATTTAATTCCTAGGTTATCTGGCTTAGATAGAAAAGAAGATGATTCTGTATTTATAACATATGGCTCTATTTTTACTTCTGATGAGGATGTTGGTATTGGGGATATTGTATATAATGCATTTTCTGATGCAATCTCAACATCTTGATACAGAACTAGATAAAGATTATTAAAAATGGCTAAATCATTTTCAGAGTCATCAGTAAATAAATCTATTTTTATATTTATTGGATCGTTATTTTCGTAATCAAGGTCGGGCACTATTGTATTTGAATCAACTTGTACATTGTTTACATATACTGTGGAATTTTTAGATGCAGTATTATATGTAACATAACTAGATAATATAGGTTCTGTAGGTGTAAATGAATAGTACCATTGCCCCCGCTGAGATACTTTTAAATCTCCTAATAACTTTAGAGTATATTTTCCTACTTCTGTAAAATTAATTTGAGAAAAGTCTGTTGCCTGATCTACTGTAAAATTTTTAATTTTTCCTGCTAATGGGGTATCTCCTGAAGAACTATTTCCTAAGTTAAAAAATGGGTTTGATGAAATAGCAGGAAATGGATATTGATAAGATAATTCTTGACTATTAACCTTTAATGAAACCAATTGATTATTAATATTTAATGCAACATTATGGTATGAAGAAAAATTAGTTATTGTAGATGACTGTAAAATATTTTCTTCTGTTCCGTCAAGATATATTAGGGACAAGGTAATTTTTTTATCTTCAGACTTATATAGTCTGCATGATTGATAGTTATCTAGTGGTCCAAATTCTAACAAAGTCTCTTCCTTTGCAGAATTATTTATTTGTTCTAAAACTTTTGATTGAAGTCTGATACAAAAATTTGAGTTGTTAATTGACTTTTTTATATCTACTAAATTTAAATATGTAGAATCACCTAAAGAAAGACCTTCGCTATTCAATACATATTGATCTCCTGTAATTATAGGATTTCTATACTCAAATAATTTTATGCTATCTTCAAACACTTCAATATTGTTTGATAGAGAGCCAGATAAAACATCTGGGGACGTTAGTAGCACTTTTTGTTGATTAAGAATTGGAGAATAGGAAAAGTTAAAGTAGTCTGCACCATACACAGAAGATATTTCTTTTATTGAAGGTAAATATTTGCTCCACGCAGATCTTCTATTTATTTGATCATTAGAAATTACATAAGAATATAGTGCGAGGGCATTGATAAAGAATGACATAGATGCATTGGCAGAAGGTCCAATTACTATATCTGGTGCAGATGTGTCTGGTAAAAAGTAATCTGTGCCTAATAGTATTTTTTCAATACTACTATTAACTACTAATGTAAGAACTCTATTTTCGTATGAAATTGCTACATAATTAGATGAG